TGACCGAAATCATGGTTGATTGTTCTTTTAAAGATTAATATTATGGTTGATTTATTTAAAGAAATTCTACCATCAATTCTTCAAACAAAGAAAAATGTTTTAATTGAAGAACAAGATATTAAAGAGTATAAGCCTTTTATTGTTAATCGAGCATTATCTTATCACATTGATTGTGTTGCATATGCAAATGAAATGAATCTTTATTCAAATACTGATTCTGATATGCAATATAATTATTTTCTAAATAGTATTAGACCTATGAAACGAAAGTTTCAGGCATGGCAAAAAGCCGAGGTCAATAGGGACATAGAATGTGTTAAGATGTACTTTGGTTATTCTAATCAGAAAGCAAAAGACGCCTTGCGTATTCTAAGTGATGAACAAATCGCTGAAATAAGAGCAAAAACAGATAAAGGCGGAGTGAACAAATAATGATTGCAATAAAAGATTTAGTAGAGGTGTTATTAGAAGATAAAGATGACTTTCTTAAAGTAAGGGAAACTTTAACTCGAATTGGTATTTCTTCTAAAAAAGAAAAAATATTGTACCAATCTTGCCATATCTTACATAAACAAGGTAAATATTATATTGTACATTTTAAAGAGATGTTTGCATTGGATGGTAAACCAACAGATATCTCAGAAAATGATCTTTCTCGGAGAAATGCAATCGCAAAACTTTTACAAGATTGGGAATTAATTAAAATTGTTAATCTTGAATCGATAGAAACTCCTCCTCCTATATTTTTATCGCAAATTAAAATTTTGTCGCACAAAGAAAAAAGTGATTGGCAGCTCATACCAAAATATAATATCGGTAAGAAGCCACAATTTGATTGACACCGTATAAATAATGTAGTACACTAAGTACTGTTACGCCTTCGGGGTAACAATTTTTAACTCGCTTATTTAAGGAGACCACTATGACATACGTTAAAGACGTTTTCGGTAAAGATATTTTCAAAGATTTTGGTAAATTTTATGTCGGTTTTGATGACCAATATAATCGACTAGCAAAAATCCACGACGATCTTACGAAAAATATTCCTAATTATCCACCATACAATATCATCAAGACAGGTGAAAACACCTATTCTATTGAAATTGCTGTTGCTGGTTTTGGAAAACAAGACATTGAAATTGAATTAAATGATGGTAAATTGTTTATTAAGGGCAATGTAAAAGCTGAATCTGATAATGGTGAATTCCTATTTAAAGGAATTGCAAATCGTGCATTCACCCGTACATTTGCACTAAATGATCAAATTGAAGTTCAAAATGCAGATTTGATTAATGGTATGCTAAAAATCTTTTTGGAAAGAATTATTCCTGAGCATAAAAAGCCTAAAAAGATCGAGATCGCTCAATCTAATACTAAAGGTGCATAATGTTTAAGAAAATTCTCAGTTCGATTTATGAAGGTATTTGTAGCCGTAATCTTTTTGAACAAAAAGGATATGTTGAATTCTATCTATCTCAGTCAGTAGATCATGCTGATTTAGAAAGTAGAATGAAATTTCTTAAATCTAAAAATCATCTATAAGTAGATGTAGCGTGGTGGCAACACCACGCTTGACAGTTTAAACCATTTACTATACAATGGATATATTATGAAGAAAAGTAAATACAAAATGGATAAATTGATCAAATACAAAAACATCTTCACACAAGATGTTGTCTTATCTTCACCCGAATGGCCTATTAAAAATATAGATGGAGTCATTTTTGTTGGTGTTAAAATAACAGAATCGGATAAACAAATTAAGTGGATGCGGAAAGATTCTTTGGAACGCGCCCGTTGAATTATTCCGCCTGTAGCTCAGTGGATAGAGCAATCGGCTTCTACCCGATTGGTCGGCCGTTCGAATCGGTCCAGGCGGGCCAAATATTATGAAACTAAAATTTATCCATGCATATATGGATGTTGCCCATAGGTTTGCACAATTATCTACAGCAAATCGATTAAATGTTGGTGCAATCATTGTAAAAAATGATCGTATCATCTCTATTGGTTATAATGGAATGCCTTCAGGTTGGGATAATAACTGCGAAGATATGATAATCATTCAAGATGAAATTTCTCCTGGTGTTTTCTCTTTAACTAAAAGAACAGAGCTAAAAACTAAACCAGAAGTTATTCATGCTGAAGCAAATGCTATTGCAAAATTAGCTAAAAGCACAGAATCTGGTGAAAACTCAGTAATGTTTTTAACTCATTCTCCATGTATCGAATGTGCAAAACAGATATATACAGCAGGCATCAAGAAAGTATTCTATCGTGAACAATATCGTTCCACTGATGGACTTGATTTCTTAAATAAGTGCGGTATAGAAGTGGAGCAAACATGAGCGATTATTGGGGTTATCATTTAATTTTGGATATAAAAGGTTGCGTAATTGATAAAGCAACAGATCCAAAACATATTAAAAAATTTATTAAAAAATTAGTAAAAGATATCGACATGGTTGCTTATGGCAAACCAAAAGTTGTCCATTTTGCAGATGGCACAGAAAAAGCAGGATGGACAGTAATTCAACTTATTGAAACATCTAGTGTTGTTGGACATTTCTTAGATAACAACGGCGATCTATATCTAGATATTTTCAGTTGTAAGCCATTCGATGAAAATGTTGTTGTAAATTTAATAAACAAATTTTTTAGTCCAGAAAATATTAAAACAACATTTTTAACCAGACAAACTTAATGTTGTACCAAAACAACAGTTGACAATCCTGCATATGAGTGTATAATAGATTGTATTGGGTAGCGAGCATCATTGGTGAATGCAGCAGACTGTAAATCTGTGGTCCTTAGCGGCAACGGGGTTCGATTCCCTGGTTACCCACCAGTTTTTTAGGAAGTGTGGGAGAGTGGTTTAATCCGTCAGTCTTGAAAACTGAAGAATCTGCAAGGGTTCCGTGAGTTCGAATCTCACCGCTTCCGCCAAATTGTTCTTTTTTATTTCTATATAATAAATATTCCCTGATAGCTCAGAGGTAGAGCGCCGGACTGTTAATCCGTCGGTCCCTGGTTCGATCCCAGGTCGGGGAGCCATATTGAAACACATTCGCCTTAGCGTTTACCTAGCGGTTACTGTACCTTACAGTTGCAAGGCCTTATACTGTTCTAGACGGTGAGATATAACAAGTAGTGTGTTTCAATATGGTAGATAGCACTGGTGTGCGGCGGAGACTTATAAACTCTGGAGATCGGCTAGATGGGCTGAAACGGGAGGGATCGTAACCCTCATCTACTACCATCATATATACGATTAAAAATGCCCTTTTAGTTCTAGTGGTAAAACGTCGGTTTTGTAATCCGAATTCGGCAGTTCGATTCTGTCAAGGGGCACCAACCAAAAGGCCATATGTTTCATAAAAAAATAAACTTAGAAAAAGTAAAAGAATATATTGAATCATGTGGTCCAGATACAAAAGTTTATTTAGGTTGTGACTCAGAAAGAGTCAATGTCAAAGGTGTATGGCATGCAGATTATGTTATTGCAATCGTAATTCATATAAATGGCCAAAATGGTTGTAAAATCTTTGGTCAAATTACAAGAGAAATTGACTACGATAAAGTTAATAAAAAACCAAGAATGAGACTTATGAATGAAGTCTATAAAGTTTCAGAAATGTATTTACAATTAGCAGAAATTATTGAAAATGATATCGAAGTTCATCTTGACATTAATCCTGATGAGATGTATAATTCCAATATCGTGATCAATGAAGCGATTGGTTATGTGAAAGGTATGTGTAACGTAGTACCTTTAGTGAAACCAAAAGCATTTGCTGCATCTTGTGCAGCAGATAAACTTAAAAGTATGTTCGGTTAATGCGGAATTAGTTTAACGGATAAAAATATGAATTTACAAAATCTCGAACAATTTAATTATAAAAATTTCTCTGTATTGGTGAGACCTGATACAAGTGACTCTTTTGTTGTAAAAGAAGTCCTTAGTGGAGAATATAGAAAGTTATGTTTACAAAAACATGATATAGTTCTAGATTTAGGATCTAATATAGGTATGTTTGCTCTGTACGCTAATGATAAAGCAAAGCAAATTATTTGCTTTGAGCCTGAATTGGATAATTATAATTTATCTTTACAAAATTTAAAACTAAACAATATCAACAATGTAATAGTTGTTAATGCTGCTGTAGTTGGAAATGATGATAAGCAAAGAAATTTTTCTATTAATACGAAGAAAAATAAAGGTGCACATTCACTCGTTAGTAAACGAGGTAGAGATACAACTGTAGTACAATGTGAAAATATAAACACCATAATTGATACATATAATCCTACGTGTATCAAAATGGATGTTGAAGGTGGTGAATATGAAATTTTGCCAGCGATTAAAGATTGGACTAATATAAATCAAATTATTCTAGAATTTCATCATGCTCATCTTAATGATACAACAAAAGAAAAATTTCATGAAATTTTAGAATTATTAAGTAATATATTTACTACTGTAAATTTCAGAAAAGATCCAAAAGGCGCTTGGGTCAGTATCATTTACTGTAGCAGATAAACTTAAAAGTATGTTCGGTTAATGCGGGATTAGTTTAATGGTAAAACTGTAGATTTCCAATCTCCTGTCATCGGTTCGATTCCGATATTCCGCTCCATTTTTTTATTAGGAGTTTTTTTATGAAATACGAATGTCAGGTGTGTAGTCATATACACGATGAAGAAGTTGATGGTAAATTTGAAGATTTGCCAATGTTTTATCTTTGCCCTAGTTGCGGTTGTCATAAAGACGAATACGTTCTACTAGAGCAATAATAAAGTTTAACTGCTCCGATGGCGTAATAGGTAGCCGCAAGGGACTTAAAATCCCTTATCTTCGGGTGTGTCGGTTCGAGTCCGACTCGGAGCACCAAAATTACATTGACATTAAATAAATTTGATGTTATAGTAATAAATCTCGCGGGCCTATAGCTCAGTTGGTCAGAGCAGTGAACTCATAATTCATTGGTCACAGGTTCAAGTCCTGTTGGGCCCACCAATCTTTTTTTTATAAGGAAATAAAATGAATATTAATGTTTTTAAACTTAGCACAGGTGAAGATGTTCTTTCTGAGATTGAATCTGAGTCAGAAACCGATTACGTTTTCATTAATCCGGTAATTATCGCTGTTTTGCAAAATAAAGATGGCAAACCTAATGTTGAATTTTTAGCATTCCCTTTACATAGTGAACCTAAAAAAGATAAAACTATTTGCATTTCAAAGAAATGTGTTGTATACTCTTATAAGCCAAGTGAAAGGTATATCGAAAATTATAACAAACTTTTCTCTAGTATTATCTCTCCAGCAAAACAAGAACTTATTATTGATTGATGTCTAATTTTTATACTAATGTACAAAGTTTCGGTAATAATATTCTTTACCGAGGCGTTCTTAATGGTAAAAGAGTGAAGGAGAAAGTTAACTATTCTCCTTCTCTTTTTATTCCAAACAAAAAAGGTCAATATCGTACTCTAGATGGTTCGCCACTAGAGAAAAAGTCGTTTGATGATCTAAAATCGGCTAGAGATTATGTAAAACAATTTCAAGATGTAGCTGGTGCACCAAAAATTTATGGCAACACTAGATATGAGTATGCATTTATTGCAGATCAACAACAAGGTATGGTAGAATGGGATATTGATAATATTGTCATTGCTGTAATTGATATTGAAGTTGGATCAGAGAATGGTTTTCCAGATCCTTATGATGCAATTGAGCCAATTACTGCAATTACAATTTCATATCTTAACGGTAATACCCGTGTTTATGGTTGCGGCGAT